TTGACCCATGTTATTTACAAACCTAACTTTCATGCCTATTCTATAGTGAGATCCATCCATTACAAGTAGCTCAGTAAAACCAGGTGTTAAAGGGTAATCAGAGTTAGGACCAAAGTTTTCAGGTAACATATCTTCTCCACCTACAACATCTATCCATCTACCAGTTACAGCAAACTTATCAACAAATAAATTTCTGTACGATTCTTCTTTAGCATTTACTTGTACAATACTATCTATCCAATGTTTTTTTGTATCTTTAATATAAGGACTTTGGGACTCTACGTATAGTTGATGAACTAACGCGTCGTAGTAATTTTCATTAGCGTTGAAATTTTGTGGACTAGAAACCTCAGGTATAATCTCAGCTATAGATGTTATATAATTATCTGGAGGAAAATCATCTTCGTTTATTTGATTACTAGATATTAAATTTACACCTTCAAAAACGTTAAGTATAGCAGCCGTCCAATCACCGTGTTCGTGTGTTGGTGTTGGCGCTGCAGCGAAAAAATAAGCTTTATCATCTTTTTCGTTTGCGATACTTCCAACAAATCTAGTTGTATTCCAATCTTTTTCATAGTTATAACCTGTAGTTAAATACGCTTCGGCTATATTCTCATTACCTTCAATATTTTGTACTGCACCAGAATCACCAATTCCTCGGCCATCGCCATCAGTAGTTCTAACCTGTATGTTTAAAGCGTCTCTATATTGGCCATTAGGAACAAGTCTCTCATCAAGATCTTTGTTCATTTTGCCACCCGTAAAATTGTGTTTTAACTCTGGCATAATTACTTAATTTGCTTACCCATACCTCTAAGTACTTGAGTAAATTCTTCTATCTTAATATTTGACAATCTTATTTTTGCTTTTCTAGTTTCAGCAAATCTTTCTTTTTTGTATCTTTGAACTATATATTCTGGTATATTAGATCTTGTAGATAATATACCATACATTATATGCTTATAACAAGCTTCTTCACAAAACTTATGAACGACCATTTCAGAATCAGTGCCTAATCCATCACTAACATAATGAAGTGTTACTGTTTCGCCAGCTAAAGCTGAACCAAACTTTATTAATCCTCTTAGATTATCTATAAAATAACTTCCGTTAATTTGAGCATGGCTTGGCTCTAAACCATATCTTCTGCCTTCAACAGATATCTCTATATCAGAAGCATAGTTAACATCGTACATTTGATAATTAACAGGCGTTTCGCTTTTAAAACTTGTAGCGGTGTTACTTGGGGTTTGTTCTGTTAAATTATTATCTGTAAATTGGTAATTACCATCAGTATCTTGAGATATAGCGAAAGGATCTGAAGTTCTATTAGCTGGATATAAAGTTCTTTCTAATCCATCATTACCAACTCTAACAACTTTAATATAGTTAACATAATCTTGAGGAAGTATCATCGATAAAGTATTAGGTACTTCTATTTCTTGAGACTTAAAAGATTTTAAAATATCATATGTTAATTCTTGTATAGCGCGCATAGCATGAAACTGCACATCAGTTCTATTTGCTTTTGATATTATTTTTCCTTCACCTACGTATATATACATAAAGGCATTTATAATATTCTCTAGCGTAACAAACTGATAGTTTCCATAATTAGCGCTATTACTTGAATTATAATATGATGATTGATTTGTGCCGTCTAATAATCCCATAATTAACTATTTTGTTCTCGTTTTTTCATTTCTATACCAGCTGCAGCACTTTGCTGTACATCAGGTTGTTTTATTGTTAGCCCAGCTAACATAAGTATTTTATATACTAAGTTTTCTTCTTCTGAAAAATGTAATTCAAAATGTCTTAAACTAGGAGAACTAGCATTGAATAACGCTTTTTGTTGAATAACTGTGTATGTCCAGTTAGGAGGTATAGGCTTTTTATAGTAGCTTACTTCAAATCTTTCAGTATCGTTTGGCTCAGTATTAGATTGAGTGATGGTGTTAAAGTTATAATCTGTTTGTGTGGGCGCTGGATGTATTGAAACGATGCCAGAGTCTTCTCTAACAAATACAGATCTTTTTTTATTTGCTTTTAATAGTGGGTGGTTTTCAGTATAGGATACTTGACTTTTATTTACTTGCGTAACCTTATCATTACCTCTACTTATACCTATTATTTTATAAACATTATTATTACCATCTACCGTGGGTAAAGGTAAATTATTATTTGTAGTATCGTAACTAACAAATTCATCTACATGAAACGCATGTAATTTTTCTTCTAACATTTCGAGTTCATCAGAATAAGTAGTTTGAGTTTTAGGTTTCATTTCAGTCATTTTAATTTGATGAAAATAATTTTCAAATATTTCTAATTGAGCTTTATCTGCAAACAAGTTAAACTCTTGGGGTGTTATATATCCTCTCTGCTCTTTATTCGCTAAAGCTAAAACTTTTTGATATACACTATTTATATTTACCATTTTACAATATATTTTACTATATTATAGTTACATAATAAAGTGGAAGGTTAGCCCCTAAATAAAAATAGCCACCCGTTAAGGTGGCTATAGTTTTGTTAATTAATTAACTTAGTTCATTCTTTTTTCTATATTAGAATAAACTTCCATACCTTCATCAGTCTTAAACCAATGAGCTAATGCTGTATATGGATGCTCATCAAAAGGAACCGTCATTATTTTTCTATCATTTGATCCCCACATAAAATGTCTTTGATCTTGAGACAATTTTATTATCTTAGCTTCGACAGCTTTAATACCAAAGTTTCTAAGTTGAACGTTGTCATCGCTAACTAATTCTATAAATAATTTAGGATTACGTTTAGCAAATAATAGTAAATCTCTTTTTAGTTCTTTGGAACTTAAGTTATTTACCTCAGATCCAATTTCAACTCGCATTATTGCTTCAGCGATATCTATATCTAAATCTTTTGCTAAACTTAAAGCTTCTACTTCAAATTCCAACCAGTCTAATTGATTTTCAGCTATTTGAACTGGTTTGTGTTCATAAAAAATATTACCATTGTGCGGGTGGTATAAAGATAAAAACTTTTGAAGAGTTACTTGTTCTTTTGGTACAAATAAACTACCACTTCTAAATACAACGTGCTCTAATCTTTGATCTCCTTTCATTTCATCTACAAAACAAGTTCTTTGATTTTGACAATATTTTATTTCTCTTTCGTATCCTTTTTCTTCATCAAACCAAAAAAGATTAGCGGACTTTATAGATCTTGATAAAGGTTTTTTTCTTCCTTTTAAATAATACATTCTATCTTTTACCTCCCAAGTATTTTTTGGTTTAGCTTTTACTTCAGGAGCTTTAACCTTAGGTCGTTCTTCTACGACCACTGTTTCTTCAACTATAGGTTCTTCAACCTTAGTTATTTTTTTCTTTGCCATAATATAATATATAATATAATTAATAAAAATATAAGGGCGATACTAGACCG